AAAGCTCATAAAGACAAATATCAGAACCTAATTTATCTAACTGATGGTGAATGTAGTATTGAACAGACACAACCATGTAAACCAACATTATGGGTTCACTGTTCAGGAAGAAGAATTAATGAAGAATTACCTGGTGCTAAAGTACAAATTGCGTGACCTTAATTAATAACTTAAATTTAATTATATTAAAAAATAAGAAAAATGGCTAAGAAATCAACATCAAAAACAAACGCAACTGTATCATTAAATGTCCATGAATTAAAGGACTTTTTGAAACACATTATTGATAACAATCGTTATCTACAAGAAAACAATAAACCAATGGTGAGTACTGAAGTAGTAGGTGACTCAGGTATTGGTAAAACATCTTCTATTATTCAGTTAGCAAATGAATTAGGATTGAATTTTGTTAAATTAAATCTTGCACAAATTGAAGAAATTGGTGACTTGGTTGGTTTTCCAATTCGTCAATTTGAAATGACAGATACTAAAGATAGAGTATGGGTAGATGAAAATGCAGTTGATGACTATCGTAAAGAAGGTTTTGCAACTACAGGTTTAAATCGTATGAGTTATTGTCCACCAGAATGGATTAGTGGTAAAGATAATGGTGGTATTCTATTATTGGATGACTGGAATCGCGCCGATATGAGGTTCATTCAAGCTGTAATGGAGTTAATTGATAGACAACAATATATTAGTTGGAAGTTACCTAAAGATTGGCATATCATCTTAACAAGTAATCCTGATAATGGAGATTACTTAGTTAACAGTATTGACAACGCTCAAAAAACGAGATTCATTAGTGTTAATTTAAAGTTTGATCTTAAATGTTGGGGTAAGTGGGCTGAAGAAAATAAGTTAGATGGTAGATGTATTAACTTCTTATTGATGCATCCAGAGTTAGTTACTAAGGAAATTAACAGTAGAAGTGTTAGTATGTTCTTTAACAGTATTAGTTCAATTAAGTCATTCGAAGATCAATTGCCATTAATTCAAATGATTGGAGAAGGTTCAGTTGGTAGTGAGTTTAGTACTTTGTTTACTATGTTCATTAACAACAAATTGGATAAGATGATTTCACCAGAAAATATCATGTCACAAGATGAACAATATGTAATGAACACACTTAAGAGTCTAGTAGGTAAAGACAAAGCATACCGTGCAGATATTGCCTCAACATTAGGTACAAGGGTTGCTAACTATTTAGAATTCCATGCTAAAGAAAATACAGTTGAAAAACCATTAATTGAACGTATTGGTAAAATTATTACTGAAAAAATATTTGCCACTGATGTTTGTTACAATATGATTAAGTCAATCTATAATAGTAACCCAGGTAAATTTAAATTAATGATGTTAAATAAAGAATTGGTTAAGTATATTACTAAATAATGTTGATGTTGATTAGCCTGAGGGGTGAGCGTAAGCTTGCCCCTCTTATATATTTATATATGAACATCAAGAAAAGTTTGGTCTCCCAAGGAATTTTCCATATTTTTTTAGAGCACTAATAAGTAACTTATGAGTAATAAGAGGGAAGTAGGAATAAGGTTATTGACGTTAAGTGATTGTGATTATTGCGAGTGGTTGAAGAGTGAATTAGACGGTTGTGGGTTAACCTATGAGAATATTGATGCCTATAAATTTCCTGAATTTGCTGATAAAATAGAGGATAAATTTAAAACTAAATCATACCCAATTGTGTTTATTGATTTAGGAGTTAAAGTAATTACTATCGTCTCAGAAACAGAGTTGGAGACATCAGATAAATTACTTACATTTGATACAATACCAGACTTAATTAATATTATAAAAAGATATATATGAGATATAAACAACCAGTACAAAACAAACTAGACCAACTTGAAAACATGTTAATCGGTTTTGAATCACAGTTTTCAAATCCTAAGTTTACATCATTACTAGCTAAAGAAATGCTTAGTAAATTAAAAGATAAAGTTGAAGAAATTAGAACATTAATTAACTCCGAACAATAAAAGTTATGCTAACACCAGAACAAATTCAATCTAATTGGACTAAGTTTTTAAACACTATTGACACATACATCTCAGGTGAGCGAGGTGAACAACTTAAAGCCTTCTATCTCAAACATGAAGAGCGTTTTGTTATGATGCCTGCTTCACATCGTCCACAATACCACAACTGTTTCCCAGGTGGTTATATTGATCATGTAAACCGAGTTGTAGATGCTGCTCTTAAAATAGATCAAGTATGGCGTGAGTTTGGAATGGTAGATACTTATACAACTGAGGAACTTATTTTCTCAGCTATCAATCATGACTTAGGTAAATTTGGAGATGAACAAAATGCAGCTTACATTGAACAAACAGATCAATGGAGACGAGATAAGTTGAATGAAACTTATATGTTTAATGATCGTTTAGAGTATATGACTGTTCCTGATCGTGGGTTACATCTATTAATTAGTAATGGTATTTTACCTACTAAAAATGAAACATTAGCTATTAAGTTACATGATGGATTATATGATGAAGCTAACAAACCATATTTAATCACTTTCAACCCAGAAACTAAACCTCGTACTTCACTTATTTATGTTGTTCATCAAGCAGATTTATTAGCTGCTCGTATTGAGTTTGAAGTTGAGTGGTTACCTAAACTGTTAGGACCAAAGCAAGAACAACCTAAAGAATCTAAAAAAGATAATTTTAAATTAAATAAAAATAATTCGGCTGTTAAGCAGAAAGCCCTTAAAACAATGGCTAATCCGGCTTTAGCTGAACTAATGAAAAATATATGATACTAGGAATTATTTCAATTGTACTTTGGGTATTCACAATATTTGGATACATCATTTGGAACTTAAATCAAAAAGTAACTAAATTAGAGCAAATCGCTACTAAGCAAAAAATCATTATTGATAGTGTAGCCGCTATAGTTGAGGAATCAAATAAACAACTACATCAAGTTGATTTAACTGAAGCATTTAAAGCGGATGATCAAATTGGTTTCTTCTTCCGTAACTTACAAAACATTCAAGATTCGTTAAGTCATTATTTAAAAAGCTAAGATGAGCGAAGAAGTATTGCTAACGAAGAAGGGGACTGTCCGTAAACGCAAACCAAAACAGTCAATTAATTATTTCACTCAGGAAACTGAGAATGCTATCATTGAGTATTTAAAATTAAGAAGTCCTAAAAAACGAAATAAACTTTTTAATGAAAAAATCAATTACGCGTTTCATAAATTGGCTGAGAATATCATTCATACTTTTAAGTTTTACTATACAGAAGTTGATACAATCCCTGAACTCCAACATGAAGTAGTAGCATTTCTACTTGAGAAACTACACCTATATGATCAGTCAAAAGGTAAAGCATATTCTTACTTTGGTACTATTGCTAAGCGCTACCTTATCTTATATAATAATGCGAACTACAAGAAACTAAAAGATAAAGCACCAGTTGACGCTGTTGATGAGGATAAGTCAATTTTAATTGATTTAGTAAATATTAGTGAAAAAGCTCATGATCTTGAACCAACATCATTTTTAAAACAATTCACTAAGTATGTAGACCACAATATATTTATTTTATTTCCTAAACAACGTGACGCTCAAATAGCTGATGCTATTGTTGAGTTATTCCGTAAAAGTGAAAATATTGATGTTTTTAATAAGAAAGCCTTATACATCTATATTAAGGAAATGACTGAGGCATCAACACCTCAAATTACTAAAATTATCAAGCGTTTAAAAGTAATATATGTTCGTAAGTTCAATGAATTTTATGAACATGGACGTATTACTATGGCGCTATAACTCCTTACATCTTCCATATTTATATTAAATAGGAATGATGGATTTTAATCAAGTTATATTTAAGGACAAAACCTTTTCAAGCTTACTTGAAGATATATACAAGAACGCTAACCGTAAAGAAAAGGAAATTAAATCATTAATCGACCAGCTAAAACCAATGATTCAAGAGCCAGGTGATGCAATGATGCTTGTTCCATTACTTAAAGAGTACATGGAAATAGCTGTTAAGAATGATGAGGCCTTAATTAAAATGGCAGGTATTGTTCAACGTGCTATGTCCGCTGGACCTGGTGAAGGTGGAGATGGTGGTATATTGAGTGACAGAGATAAAGAACTCTTATTCCAAGAAATTAGTGGTATTAAAATTGAAGAGCCTAAACAACTAGGAAATGGGAGCTGAAAATGTCATAAAAACAGGTAATATAACAGCAGCCAATAACCAAACAACTGGTGTTGGGAATAATGCTTTTAATCCTGCCTTATCTCAAAACATTCAGTATGGGCGAGTTACTGCTGTGAATCCAAATCGTTCTATTAATTATGAAATAATTCAAAATAATTTACAAACATCTAATTTAATTAATAGCTCTGTTATTACAGGTATTGCTTTAAATTTTAATCCTAACTTTACTCGTTTACCTGAAATAGGTGAAATAGTTCCATTAATTAAAGGACCAAGTAAAACAGTTGGATCTCCTTCTAATCAATATGATCAATCAACATATTATATTTTAGGACCTATCTCAGTTCAGATAACTGTTGACGATAATAAGGTACCTCAAAATGTTCCTCAACCTAGAGAAAATTCAGTTAGAAATTATAGACTAAATGAAATAGGAGTTAATGCATCACCTACTCTAACCCCTTCATCTCCAACTCCTACCCCAACTCCAACACCAACACCAACTCCTACTGAAACACCTACTCCAACTCCTACTCCAACACCTACATTAGATCCTAGAGGAACATTTAAAGAAAATTACACTAATAGAGCCGGACAAGAATTTGAACTCTATTGGAGACGAAGTGGGTTTGCTATAGTAATGTCCGCTTATAAAAAAGGTACTAATAATACTGTTTTCACAAATAGATTAAATGCTGATTCTTCAAATCAGCAACAAATAATAGACACGTTAGCTAATGAGGCTAAATTACAATTACAAGATAATGTTTATCCATAATGGCAAACGAAAGACAATTTTTTAGAGATATTAATCCTGGTGATGTTAGTATTGAAGGAAGAAAGTCTAATGGTGTAACAGCAGACATCAATGGTAACACTATTATTTATGCTGGTATTAAACAATCTGAACTTCAAAAACTAAACCAAGAAAAATACCTTGGAAATGTACCTATTGATGGATATACAAGTACATTTATAGCTGCTCTAGCACCAGGACAACTACCTCCTTATCCAGCAGGAAATAATAATAATGAGACATATTTTGAATCTAAAACAACAGATCCAAATAAAATAATTGTTGCTACTCAACCAACAGGCTCTAAACCAATAACTCAAGTAACACAGTCTCTTCAACTAGTAACTTCTTCTTTACCAACAACTGAAACTACAGCTTCAAAACCCGCTCCTAATGAAGATGGTGGATTTATATTCTTAGATGAAGTAGCTTATGATATTGAACCTGTTCAATTAACAGGACAGTTTACAGTTGATTTAACATTAATATATTCTAATGATACACCAGTTAGTACTCCTACATCAAATGTATCTTTCACTGAAGTTAATTTATTAGATTTTAAAACATTACCTTCTAAAATATCTAATAGTAATAGTTTTAAAAACTTTATTAACCAATCAGGAGTTAAAAATAAAGTTGAAAGTATAGCTAAAAATATAGGAGTAACCGCTAATGATTTATATACTATTTTCTACGCTGAATCTAAATTCAATCCAGCAATTGTTAACTCAGTAGGTGCTACAGGATTAATTCAGTTTATGCCACGTACAGCTAGAGGTTTAGGAACAAGTGGCCCTGCTTTAGCTAAATTAACTGCTTTACAACAACTTGATTTTGTTGAAAAATATTTCATACCAAGGAAAGGTAAATATAAAAATGTTTATGATTTATATTTATATACCTTTTTTCCATTAGGTTTAGGTAAACCTCAAGGATGGGTTATTGAATCTAAACAACACTCCGCCCAAATTATATCAAGACAAAATCCTGCTATAGCTAGAGCCGCTGGTAAAACAGCTGGTACACCTTTGACTATAGCAGATTTTTATAAATATGTAACAAATCTTCTTAAATAATGGCTGATCAAAATTATAATGGAGAACAAATAGTATTATCATCTGACCGTTTAGTATTTAACTCTACTAATGATGATATATTATTTAAATCAAAAGGTATAACTCACTTTTCAGCTGGTAACTCAGTTAGACTAGATGTTGGACCTCAAGGAACAACAGATCCTAAAAATTTCTTTTTAATTAATGCTCCTAATATTCAACTTGGATATGGAACTAAAGGAAGAACAGTTGAACCAGTAGTTAAGGGTGATGCTTTAGAAACAACAGTGAATGATCAAAATGATGCTTTAGGTAATTATAGTAAAATGATGGAGGCGGCTGTTAATTTTCCTCCATTAGCCTCTGTTGCCTCAGTTTATTTAAAAATAAAGACACAAAATACTAAAAATTCTTTAGCTGAACCAGGTAATGTTAAATCAGATACCGTATCATTAATATAATGGGAACAATAGGAACCACACCACCACAGTATAATCAACCAGGTAATTTAAATAATGTACCTGTGAATGTTACTGCTAACTTAGATGCTAGTAAAATAAAACAACTATCTCCTGCTCAAATAGATGCTATTAAAAATCTACCAGGTGAAAAGATAGCATCTTTGAATAATGTACCTATTAACACTTATAAAAATTATACTCCTCAACAATTACAAAATTTTACATCTAATCTACCTAACGCTAACAACTATAAAAAACCAGATGATAAGACAGCTGAGGCTATTAAAAAAAGATCTGAAAAACAAAAACAAAAAGCAGGTGAGTTTGAAAAATCACTTGATGATAAAAAAGGATTTTTAAAAGATCAAGTTGGACAAACCGCCAAAAGCGCTCAAGGTGTTATAACAGGTTTACTCACCCCTGTATTAATGTCGTTTGTTAGAGCTGAAAATATAGCAGATTTATTAATTAAAAAATTAACTAAAGACACTAAGAAACAACTTCAAAATAAAGGTACATTAACTATTGAAAATGGTGTATTCACATTTGTACCTAATGATTCAAGTAACTATACTATTTTTAAAAATAATTTTGATAGACGTGTTTCTAATTTAAAGAGAACTGTATCTACTCTTCAAAATATAGTTAATATTTTAAATAATATTATTAAAGGATTAAATATAGCTTTATCTGTTATTAAAATATATATTAAAATTAAACAAAAATTATTATTAACTAAATTAGCCAGAATATCAGCTGAATTAGCGGCTCCATCACCAGGAGGTGCTAAACCAACAGCAGGTGTTACTTTATTTCAGATTATAAGACAATTACAACAATTAGAAAAAGACAATAAAAAAGTTGATACATATCAATCCGCTATAACTGCTGCTCAATTGTTTTTAACTATCTTTAAAGAGATGTTATCTAAAATTCAAATTAGAATTAATCAGTTACAGTTTAATATAGTTAATGACTCTAATCCAACATCATCAAATAATAGTGATCTACAAGCTTCATTAGCAGGAACTGCCATATCAGTACCAGCTGATGAGAATTATGTAAATAATAATGGTAAAACATATATACTTAAATTAGTAACATTACCTAATAATCAACGTCAATATCAGGCATTAGATTCATTTAGTAAGTTAAAAATAACACAAACAGCACCAAGTCGTATTAAGACTGATGCTCAATTACTTGAAGAAATTAAATCAATACTTGGATAATAAAATATTTATAGATATGAAAGCTGATACATTTATTAAATTATTACGTAAGGTTATACGCGAAGAGGTACAAGCTGCTGTAAGGGAAGAGCTTGGAATATTGCTTGAGACTCCAGAGTCCAAGCCAGTGGTGGCAGAGACCAAACAAACCACAGTGAAAAATTCCATGGTTGAATCAATAAAACCTGCCAAACCTACACAGCCCCTCAAACCTGTAAACTTTACTAATAACAATATATTAAATGAGATATTGAATGAAACAGCTACAAGCAGCGATTGGCGCTCAGTAGCTAATATGAATTCAAATATGGCTCAAGGTTTTGGTGGTCCTGTTGATATACCTGTTGTAAATAGTGTAGATCAAATGTTAGCCAGTTCTAGACCAGCTGGAGATATTAACTCAGTTAGAATAGATGCTGTACCTGATTTTTCAGGACTAATGAGTAAAATGAAACAAAACGGACAAATTTAATGGCTGTTAGACAAATATATAGACTTAATCCTCAAGACATAGGACAACCTAGAGGCATTGGTGTTAGTGTTTTATATAACAATAGTACTAATGTTTTTAATTCAACTATAACAACTAAGGAACAAGTCAAGTCTAACTTAATTAATTATGTATTAACTAATAAGGGTGAGCGTTTATATGATCCTAATTTTGGAGGAGACATTAGACGTGCTGTTTTTGAGGCTAATGATGATGCCGCTTTTGAATCTGTAATAGCTAGATTAGAAGATGAAATATTAGCTTATGTACCTAACATAATTTTACAGTCAATCAATTTACAGAAAAATCCTGACTATAATATGGTAACAATATCTATTAATTACCAATTAAATCAGGAAAACCAAAATATAATACTAAATGTAGAAACAAACGGTTTAAATAATCTAGTTTAAAAATGGCAAACACTCCAGATATAAAATATTATAATAAAGATTTTACGTCGTTAAGACAAGACTTAATTAACTACGCTAGAACATACTTCCAGAATACTTACATGGATTTTAGTCCATCTTCTCCTGGTAATATGTTTATTGAAATGGCCGCGTATGTAGGTGATGTTTTATCCTTCTACACTGATAATCAATTACAAGAAACTTTACTTTTATACGCTCAGGAAAGAAGAAACATTATAGCTTTAGCTTACGCTTTAGGATATAGACCTAAAGTAACTACTGCTTCAACAGTTGTTTTAGATGTTTATCAACAAATACCTTCAACTGGTGCTCCTAATTATAATCCTGATTACCGTTATACTTTTAGAATTGAACAAGGTTCAACTGTTCAATCTAAATCAAATCCAACTATAACTTTTATAACTGAAGAATTAGTTGACTTTGGTTTTTCATCTTCATTTGATTCAACCAATGTAACTATATACCAATATGATGGTTTAGGTAACCCACAATTTTACTTACTTAAAAAACAAGTAAAAGCATATTCAGGTACTATTAAAACAACTGATTTTATATTTAGCAGCCCAGAACAGTTTCCAATTATAACTATAAATGATTCTAATATTATTCAAATATTAGGTGTTACAGATAGTGATGGAAATCAATGGTATGAAGTACCTTACTTAGCTCAAGATACTGTATTTGATGAATCATTAAACACTCCAATAAACGAACCAAATTACGCTGATGAAGATGATAATGCTCGTTTTATGTTGCGTTTAAAAAAGGTACCAAGACGTTTTGCTACTCGTTTTGAAGATGATAATAATTTATCTCTTGAATTTGGAAGTGGAGTAACTTCATCTCCAGATGAAATTATTTTACCTAATCCTGATAATGTTGGTTTAGGTATAATTGATGGTATTTCTAAGTTAAATCAAGCTTATGACCCATCAAACTTCTTATATACAAATGAGTATGGTATTGCTCCTTCAAATACAACTTTAACAGTTCAATATGTTATTGGAGGAGGAATTGAAACTAATTTACCATCTGATGATATTAATATTAATAGTACTATAAATACATTTATTGATTCTTATAATTTAGATGGTAACCTAGTTACATCTATGAGAAATTCAATTCGTTTTAATAACGCTAATCCATCTTCAGGTGGTGGACCAGGTGAAACAACAGAACAAATTCGTTTGCAAGCTTTAGCTAACTTTCCTACTCAAAATAGAAATGTAACTAAGGCTGACTATTTAGTTCGTACATTATCAATGCCTGCTAAGTTTGGTTATATAGCTAAAGCATATGTTGCTCAAGATTATATAACAACTAATGATACTGACAGACAAAACTTTATAAATAATAATCCATTAGCTCTTTCAGTTTATATCTTATCAACTGATATTGATGATAAAATAACTAGAGCTACAAACGCTATTAAGCAAAACTTAAAAACATATTTAGCTTATCATAAGATTGCTAGTGATGCTATTTTAATTAAAGATGCTTATTATGCTAATATTAAGGTAAACTTTGATATAACTGTATCACCAGCTTATAACTCACAAGAAGTATTAACCAAAGCTATAACAGAACTACAAAACTATTTTGATATAGATAAATGGAGTATTAACCAACCTATTATTTTATCTAACATTTATAACTTAATTGGTACTGTAAAAGGCGTACAATCAGTTGTTAATGTAAATATTGTAAACTTAGCTGGTGGTAATTACTCTCCATACTCATATGATATAGCTGCTGCTACAAAACAAGGAGTTATTTATCCTTCAGTAGACCCAATGATTTTTGAAGTAAGATTCCCTAACACTGATATTTACGGCAGAGTAGTAACTTATTAAAAATTAAATATATGGACTTAAATAAATTAAAAGGACACGTTCCAGACACAGTGATCGCTCAAATCCCAGATGTAATGACTAAGTTTAAAATTGATACAGCTGTTAAGTTGTCTCACTTTTTAGCTCAATGTGGTCATGAATCAGGTGGTTTTAAAGTAGTTAATGAAAATTTAAATTACGGAGCTAAAGGTTTAAATACTATTTTTAAGAAATACTTCCCAACAGAAGAAAAAGCTAAATTATACGAGCGTAAACCAGAGAAAATTGCTAACTTAGTTTATGGTGGTCGTATGGGTAATGGTGCTGAAGCTACAGGTGAAGGATATAAATTCCGTGGCCGTGGTTATATCCAATTAACTGGTAAAGATAACTACACAGCATTTGGTAAAGCTATTAATGAAGATATAGCCGCAAATCCTGATTTAGTTGCTACTAAATATCCATTATTATCTGCCGCTTGGTTCTTCTCTAAGAATTGCTTAGGTAAATGTGCTGATGCTTCTGACGCATCTGTATTAGCTGTGACTAAATGTGTTAACGGTGGTACAATTGGTTTACCTGATCGCCAAAAACACTTTAAGGAATATTATAACTTATTGAAGTAATTTCTATAGATAGCCCATATTTATACTAGAATAATACTAATATAAATGGGTGTTTATAAAATATTTCCGTCTCAGGACACAACAATCTACACAGATTATAATACTCTAAACGCAGGGTTAGACGCTATTTTA